CTTCAGGCTCGTCAAGCTATACGCCTAATTTTTAACACTCCATTCGCCCGGATTTAACAAATGCACCGAAATTTCGGCTTGACCCGAAAGATCTTTCTCTTGCAGAATTCCGCGCCATGCAGGGGCAAGCGATACAAAATTTGAAAGAACAGGGTGTCGATATTATTGCCGAACAAAATGCGGCCAATAGAGAGATGCGCGAATTTAATCGTAGTCAGATGAATTCGGGAAAGGAAAATGTAGAGAGGATTAAGCAACAAAATGCTGCAAAATATGGTGGAACATATTCTTCTAGTACGTCAAATTACATGGAATCAATTTCAACGAAACAATCGTCAAATTCAACATCAAATAATACTTCAATAGCTTATAATACGTCTACAACGAACTCTTCGACAAATACAACAGTTGATAATTCAGGTTCAGTTAATGCTTATAGATATATTCAACGTAAAGTAAATCTACACGGGAATCCGAATTCTAATAGTTCCGTTGTTTTTCAAAACTGTGAAGTTTATCAAAAAGGTTCGCAATATTATGTAAAAATTGGAGAACAGTATTATCAAATTCAGCATTGCAACAAACAATTCTACAATCGCACAATCACATACGGAGCGCACCCATACTATTTCAATATGTAATGATTCTTATCCATTCTGCGTGGTGACCCGGCGAAAATTGGGCTGAGGTCACCACACTTTTACCGCCCGATTATAGTTAAAGTACGTTAAAGTTTGGGGTTGTAGGGCGGTGATGTGGGATTGAATGATGCTGAATGATTTTGAATGGATATAATTTATATACTGATTATCAAAGCATTGAGCAATCACAAGAATAGATATGTGTCTGTATTAACACGCATAATACACAATATTTCAGCGTATTAGCGTGGATGTGGTGACTTTTGTGGTGACTCGGAGGGGTATGAATGAATAAAAGACCGCTAACTCATTGAGAATTAGCGGTCTTCTGTGGTGCCACCAGGCACAACTTTATCGCGCTCAATCAGGAGTTTAATACCTTGTTGTGCCGACATTGTGCCGACATTTATAGGAAAATTAATTCTTTCTATCTACCATAAGAACTTCAATTAGCCTTTCTTTTTCCTTAAGGAGTTCCTTCAGATGGCTGATTTCCTGTTGTAGTTCTTTAGTGTTATTCTCGGTAAACCCATCGAAAAATACGCCAGCCGACACTCCTAACACCTTGGCTATATGCTCTAAGGTTGTGGAGTTGGTGGAGCCACGACGAATGGCGCTTTGTATGGAGCTTTCATCGCGACCTATGCGTTGCGCTAACTCGCGAATGGTGATTTTTTTGCTTTCGCATAAAGTTCTTATAATCTCTAAGTTAGCCATAAAAATCCGGATGTTTAATATTTATTAACAGGAATTATTTACCTTATGTAGGGTAAAATTTGCTACATTTGCATTGTAAATCTACAAATTTTATTCAAGTTATGCAAATGCGGGATGAAATTAAACACCTTACAGACTCGGAAATTTTACGCCAGTGGTTGGATTCTGTTCCTCGTGGAGATTACAATAATCAAAAAGTGCGACTGGTTAATGAATGTCTTGTGTCTACCTCGACTTTTAATAACTGGCTCTATGGGAAATGTCGCATACCTAATTCCGGAAAACGGGATATTAACCGCGTAACATTTGAAGTTTCAGGAATAGAAATTTTTACGATAGCCAAGCCGGGAGGAATCTCCGAAGGCGTGTGCGGAGAATCCTCCGGCGAGGCTATTTAACCCAATAATACCGCTCGAAATATGAAAAGAGAAATCACCTTCCGTAATTCCGTCGCTACCGTTGAACGGTCTAAAACAGCCGCACTCCTCCAAGTATCAACGACCGAGGCGGACAAACTGGCAATCCTCGCCGACGCGATAAACGAATCAGAGTGCATAACGGTAATTACAATCCTTCCCCCTCGTGGAAAAGTCGTATTCACCGTGGAGAAGTCAACAACTAACAGCGAGGTTATAGACATCGTTTGCGATGCTATAAGCCGAGTTTTCGACGCTGATACCTCCGTTTCCTATGCGCGACCCGAAAACGCTGTATGACCTCCGATATTATGCCCGTCGTCGTGGCTATTCCTTCAGCAAGACCGAGCGAATAGTTACGGTTCCGACTGGTCGCCGTTCCTCCCGTGTGGAATCGCGATTACAGTCGTTTGGCTATGCAATACAACTAAATCTATTCAGCGATGAAAACTAATGTTTTGCGCGTCCTTCCCCCTTCCCGGTTTTGTTGCTCACTTTGTATGACTGTTACCGGAACCACCCAATTCCGAAAAATCGGGGGGGTAGAAATCGCCGGAAATATTTGTAATTATGTAATTTGTTACAAGAGATGATAACCCCTGAAAAACTGTACGCGGCAACTGATGACGGTCTCGACATTCTTGCGCTGCATTATCCCGAGGTTCGAGAGGCGGCCCAGACAAAAAAGCCATTCAAGACGCGCCCGGATGAAAGAACACCCAGTACGTCAGTAAAATTGTTCCAGACAAAACAGGGTTTCAAAGTATGGAAAATCACTGATTTCGGCGACGAAGGGCGTGCGATTGACCCGATAGCCGTGCATATGAAGGAAAAGAGATTGCGATTTCCTGAAGCAATCCTTGACCTTGCGCAGATATTCCATGTTACGAATGAGATAAATCGGGCAGTCAATTTCCCTAATATCCGAAAATTTCCAGCGACTTCAGAGCAAATCGACGGCCAGACATATTGGGAAATCGACCAAGAATTCACGGAGGAAGAATGTCGTGTGATGGGGCCTCGGGTAACTCCCAGCCACCTAAAATCCCTTCACTGGTATCGGGTTAAAGTCCTTATTTCAGTGAAGAACCGAGAAGCGATTCATAAGTATTCCAATGAGAATTATCCCATATTCATGCGGGAATGTTGGTTTACTGATTCAGGGGGTAACCGTGACCGCTTTTATAAGATTTACGAACCTCTTAACGCCGATAAACAATGGCGTTTCCAATACCAGCCGAAAGGGAAGAAGCCCCAAAGTTATATTAACGGCTTGTTTGAACTTGCGGCCCAATGGACCGAGTTCAACGAGCAGGAAGAAAAGGCTTTCCGTTCTGATCCTCTGAATGAGGACAAGACCTATAAGGAACAAAAACTGCCGGAAGCCATCATTTGCTCCGGTGAACGTGACGCGATTTGCGTCCGTTCTCTTGGTTATTCCCCGTTGTGGTTCAACTCCGAAACCTATCAGGTGAGTGAGGAGGAGTGGCGGCAAATAAACAGATACGTTTCAGTCGTCTACAACATACCGGACATCGACACAACCGGCCGCCTGAAAGGTACGGAACTTGCGTTGCGCTTTATCGACCTCCATACGATATGGCTCCCGTCGTGGCTATCCAATTACAGGGATAACAGAGGAAAACCGCGTAAAGACTTCCGCGACTGGATAGAACTCCGGAAAGAAAAAAGCGACTTCCGGGGCCTTCTCGAACTCGCTACACCCGCGAAATTCTGGTACACCTCAAAACAGGAAAAGACAGAGAAATTAAAATACAGTATCGACGTTTCGTGCTTGCATGAATTTTTAATGCTCAACGGATTCTATACCCTGAAGGATAAACACGCGCCCGGAACTCAATTTGTCCGTATCGAGGGCAATATCGTTAAACTCGTTACCCCGAAGGAAATCCGCGAGTTCGTTCATCGTTGGACTATCGAAACAGCCCGGCCGCGTGTGCTGCGTAATCTCGTCCTCACAACGCCCACCCTTTCGGCTGCCTCTCTGGAGGCTCTGACCGAAATCGACCCCGATTTTACCAATTATACAGATCGGTCGCAATTCTTTTTCTTCCCTAACTTCGCCGTAGAGGTTACAGGTAAAGAAATCATCAGGCACGACAATAGAACCGCCGCTATCGGTCGCTATGTATGGGAGGAAAATGTCATCGGTCATAATATAAAATTCCTTCCCGAAATGTTCGAGATTAAACACCCTGAAGGATGCTACGAGAGTGAGGATTTTGATATAACGGTATTGCCTCACACCTCGAATTATTTCAAATACCTGATTAACTCGTCGCGTATTCACTGGCGTAAGGAACTGGAGCAAAATCTTGCCGACCTGCCCCCTGAAGAAGCCGCGCAATATCTGGAGGAAAACCGTTTCAACATTGCCGGACCCGGACTGACTGCCGCCGAAATCCAGGAGCAGAAACAGTGCCTTGTCAACAAGATTTTTACAATCGGGTTTATGTTGCACCGTTACAAGTCAGAGTCGAGAGCATGGGCTCCGTTCGTTATGGATAACGTAGTGGGTGAGAACGACCAGTGTAATGGCCGTTCAGGTAAATCCTTCATGTTCCGCGCCCTGTCGAACTTTACCCGCTGGCTTAAACTCTCCGGGCGAAACCCTAAGTTACTGGAAAATCAATTCGCGTTCGAACAGGTGAACAAGCACCTTGGCATTGTTGTCATTGACGACTGCGACGAATATCTGCCGTTCAAGCAGTTCTACGATAATATCACAAGTGACATCACAATCAACACAAAGAACGTTTCAGCCTATACCCTGACGTTCAACGACGCGCCGAAATTCGCGTTTACAACCAACTACGTCCCGAAGGAGTTCGACGGTTCAAGCGTAGGCCGTATGTTGTTCGTAGTATTCTCCGATTACTACCACCAGCGGACGGAAGATAACGACTATCTCGAAACGCGTCAGATACGAACAGACTTTAATAAAGACCTGTTCGGTAGCAACTACACCGAGGCGGAATGGGAAGCAGATATAAATTTTATCCTTCAATGTGTCCGGTTTTATCTGTCTGTCGCCTCCCTTCCCGTGAAAATCGAACCCCAGATGGGTAATATCATATTCCGGAAATATCTACGGGACATGTCGGATAACTTCAGAGAATGGGCGGAAGGCTATTTTGCAATCGACGAGAATGGGAACGGCGATAACCTCAATCGCGAGATTATCCGAGAAAAAGCCTACGAGGATTATAAACGATTCTCCGGCGTTAGCAAAATCACTATGCAAAAATTTTCCAAGCAGTTGAAAGGTTTTTGCTTTACCTGTGATTACATCGATTGTCTGAACCCCGAAGAACTCCACACCTCAGGCGGCAGAATCCTCCGGCGTATCGAAGATCCGATTACACATCAGAAGGTGCAAAAGGAAATGATATATCTCCGCACTAAGCAGGAGGCCGAACGTCTGAAGAATCCCCCGCCACCCCCTCCGGCTCAAAACTCTCTCCCCGGTTTTGACAATGATACCGAGGGAGATACGCCATTTTAATTTTACAGTTATGAAGATAAGAGTTTTTGAAGCCTTCGCTGGGTATGGAAGTCAGTCAATAGCACTCCAGCAGCTGAAGGAGGAATTTCCCGGCTTCGATTACGAGGTAGTGGGATTCTCCGAGATAGACCGTTTCGCGGTCCTGGCATATTACGCCGCCCGCGACCCTCGCCTTTATGGAATGCAACACGGTAGCCCAAGCCCGAACAGAGGGTATCAGCCGCCCCAAGATTTACTCGCCAAATACAGGAATTTCGGCGATATTACGAAGATAGAATGGGAGCAGCTTCCCGACTTCGATTTATTTACCTATTCGTTCCCCTGTCAGGATATAAGCAGCGCAGGACTTCAACGAGGACTCGCCGAAGGTTCCGGTTCCCGGTCCTCTCTCCTTTGGGAATGTGCAAAGGCTATCGAGGTGAAACGCCCGAAATTCCTGTTAATGGAAAACGTCAAGGCTCTGACATACAAAAAGCACAAAGGCAATTTTGAACGCTGGCGCAATGTTCTGGTGGGTTTCGGATATGTCAATTACTGGGCTGTTCTCAACGCTAAAAACTACAACATACCCCAGAACCGAGAACGGGTGTTTATGGTGTCGATTCTCGGGGATATGCCATTCCGATTCCCGGACCCCGAACCGCTGACGCGCCGCCTCGCTCATATCGTCGAAAGCGAAATCCCCGATTCTCAATATCTCAACGAAAAGCAAATAAATTGGATATTTCGCCACTGTCTGCGAAAACAGGAGGAAGGATGCGGATATAAACCGAATTTTAAAACAGTCAACGAAATATCAAGCGCAATTACTTCAAATTATGGACACCGTGAATGTGATACATATCTCGCCGAGCCGGTCGCGTGTGCATATCGAGGGAGAAACCCCGACAATCCCGGCGACCGTCGGTCCGGGATTCCTACCGCTCAACGTTTGGAGTTAGGTGGATATATAGCTAATTGCGTAACCACTGTTGAAAAAGATAGCCTTCTCGCCGAACCGAAAGTTTTAGGATATACCCGCAATGCTAAAGGTTTAGTCGTGAGCCGACATTTCAAAGATATATCCGGCGCGGTTTTATCTTGTAACCACCGTTATACAGGTTCTACCGCCGAATATGTCGCAGAACCGAAAGTAATACAGTTGCCCCACGGGTTCGCCTCCGGAAACGTTCTCGACGTGTCTCCGACTGTAACCTCCTCCGCTTTTGTCAATAACAATCTTCTTTGTATCGGCTATCTGATACGCAAATTTACGCCGCGTGAGCTGTTCCGCCTTCAGGATTTGCCGGACAAATACACAACGGCGATTCAGGCGGCCGGTATCTCCAAGACGCAACAGCACAAACTCGCGGGTAATTCTATCCCCGTCAAACTCCTGTTTCTTATCTTTAAGAATCTGTTTGTTCGATAGCCGTAAAATCATTAACCGCAAAATTTTCTGCCCAAAAAATCATAATCTTCTCGAAAATAATTTGCCGGTTCCGGATTTGTTGCTACCTTTGCAGTGTCTACCATTTGATACAGGCGACAGTGTCGCCGTCAGCTTCAGCCGTCGGCCTTTTTTATGGCCGTGGTTTGAGCCACAATATTAGTTCCGTCCCGTGTGGAGCGTTAATGCGCCCACAGCCTGTATCAGGTGGTAGACAACGGGGAGCGGAACTTTTTCTGTTTTCTCTCCCAGAGATTCATTCAACATCATTTTCAAGTTTCATTTAATTGTCTACCGAAATGAAAACAACCAACAGCATCGCGCTCCATCAGGGCGCGTCGGCCCGCATCCTTCCGGGCGCAGTCTCCACAATCATCATTCCATCCCTCCGCGTCATCAGCGCGGTGGCCTCGGCCATCCTCTCGCCGGTGGCTTACCTGCAATGCGCCGCCGGGAGGCCGTCGCTGCCAGTGATACTGGGCGCGGCGACTGCCATCTTTGCCGGGGCATTCCTTCCGTCATCAACCTCCAGCCGGAAAGGAGGTGAGCTATGAGACTCGAAGTAGGTGGAGCGCAGATAACAGAGGGAGTTGCCGAAGTGATGGAAACCTTGCAGACTCAGCCCGAAATCCTGAAGGCCTACCGCCGGACAGTCTCTGTGCTGTCGCGGATGCTGATACTCTCCCCGGATGATGACGACGACGTGGAGACCATGGCTCATCTCAGGGCGTTGCAGATGATGATCCGTGACTTTGAGACCATCGCCAATCCGCCCGGAGGAGATGACGTCGTGAATGATATTCCGGTGGCATCATTGTAGGGTATTATATTTTTTTCTTTTGATTAAGTGGCATAAAACCAAGCGTCAGGCATAAGGTATTTTATTTCGAGCCGGGAGCCGGGCCAACTCGTAACAAAACGAGGCGGCCCGGCTCCTTCTTTTCGCCCCGGCGGACTTTTCGCTCCTCCAGCCTCACCCCATACCCCCTCCCAATTTTATACAAAAATTTTGTTACTTTGTATCAGAATGTTTGCAAAGAAGATAACAAAGTGAAAATCAAGGAATAAAGAAAAGGGGGAGGGCGTAACAAAAGTGGTAACAATTGGTGTAACAAAGTTTTTTCGGTTTGTTACACCTGTCGGAGGTAGGGTTGTGTAACAAATTTCGGTGACGTGATACAAAATGAGATTTCGGTTTGTGTCGAGATTACCTTTTTGAAAATCAGACTATTGGAAACAAATAACATGGTAACAAAAATTTCTGATAATTTTCCACCTTGTCGCAGGTAAACAATTCCATTGTGAGGAGAATAATGCCATAAAATGGGAATATATTCCTAACTTTGCTGTCGACATTCAATCTCCCATCCACCATGATGACAATAAAAATAACAGTAGAGCAGTATGTGGCCGAATATATCCAGGGCAAATTTTATGACAGTGAATCCGGAGCAGTCCGGTTTCCCTCCGCAATGGATATTTATATCTTGATCTACGACCTCCTCCAAAAACGCCCGGTTGACCATCCACGCGACACGGGAAACCTTGAATTTGCTCTGCCCGAACGCAGGGAAGGGAAAGACCCGTTGACATACAATTACCTCTCAGGTAGGGCGCAGAAGATTCTCGGCGATAAGATGCGGCTGATGATGTGGGCCGAACTGCACGACCTTATGGATGAGAACAAACATATTAACGGGATTCAATTCAAAGAGTCCGTGTTTATGTTCTTGCGGAAGTACAATATCGAATCAATCACCGAGGATGCATTACTGAAGAACTACCAGAGATGGCGGGACAAACAACGCCGTAAGAAAAAGCGGGGATATACGAGAAAATAAGTTCATCTAAGTATGGGATTTTTTACCCGACCGGATGCCCCGTTTTGTCCTTTTTTCGCGGTATTTTTGTCGGAAAAATGGCTGAAAAGTGCCGAGTGGTTGAAAATCAGTAATTTATAATATGAAATATGGAGCGTTCTACTGTTTCAGTCTGTCATAGTCTAAAACTTGTCCCACTCTCGAGTATGACAATATTCGCCCGGATCGCGTCGCGTGTGATCATGGAATTACTCGGCGAGGTTGTCGACGCGGAAGCGGTTCCCGGCACAATCAAGGTGACAACCACCACCGAAAGCGGAAAAATAAAGAAAAAAATCACCTTCGAGCGTTCCGGCGTGTCAGAGACGACCGCCAATCTGCTTGGGCTGCTTAAAGCTTTAAGGCTTGTCGCCATCTATACCGATGAGTCAGGAAGGCGACGTGTCGCCGGTTCCCCTGATTGGCCCCTCTCTCTGGAGTATGTTGTTGAAGGAGGCGTTTTCACTGTCACCCTACAAGGCGAAGATGTTCATCCCGACGGTTTCCTGACAGATTAAAGTCCTTCCACGCGCCCGCGTTATGTGGTTAATTTGCACCAAAATTAACTGCATGAACAGGCTACAACGTTTTTTCTCCGATAACTGGACTATCCAGCGGCACGATTTTGAAAACACCGTGTCGCTCCTTTTGCCGTGTATTGTCACCGGCAATATTGAAGCGGCCGCCGCGCAGTTATCCAAACAGAAATGCATGGTCAAGGCCACCGCCGCCCCTTATATGGCTAAGTGGTATGAACTCGACGACATAACCCTCCCGGTTGATTCCATCGCCGTGATAACCCTTACAGGGGTATTGTATTCGTGGGAATCGGAATGGGTGATAAAGCAGGTGGAAGCCGCTGAACTGAATCCGAACATTTGCGGTATAGTGTTCGTCATCGATGGACCTGGTGGAATGGTGTCGCATCTCGATATGGCGGCCGCCGCCGTCGAGAACTGCACCAAGCCAACCGCGACGGTGGTAACCGGCATCATGGCCTCGGCTCATTTCTGGTTAGGCACCGCAAGCGACCGCACCTTCATAGCGTCGCCACTTTGTGAGGTTGGGAGTGTGGGCATAGTGATAACCCATTATTCCTTCAAAGAATTTTTCAGGCAGAACGGAATCGACTACCGGGAAATTTATCCTGACACCGCCGACCTGAAGAACAAGGAGACCCGCGCCCTCGAAGATAACAACGACGAATCCCTGCTGAAAGCCCGTGCCGAACGGGTTCACAAGGTTTTTGCCGAAACAGTGGCGCGAAACCTCGGAATCGACTACGATCCGGAACTTCCTTTGTTCCGAGGAGAGATGTTTACAGGCGATGAAGCCGTGGCCGCCGGATATATCGACGAGTTCGGCGGACTGGCCGACGCGGTTAAATGGGTTCTCGCGCAGGCAACGAGCCGGAAGGCAAACCAATTATACCAATAATCAACATTTATCAGCAACCGAATTATGAATTTTGCGAATTTTATCCCCGCGATTCTCGGTATTCTCGGACTTTCCTCCTTCAATAAGGTAGAAGGGAAGGATGACCTTACCGAGCAGGAATGCGCAAAACTGAAGGAGTATGGTTTTTCCGACCTGTTCCTCGCAGATTTCAAGGCGTATATCCAGAATCCCCAGCCTTCCGCAGAGAGCAAAGCCACCGACGACACCCGCGCCGCCGCTGTCGCCGCCGTTCTCGGCCAGGTTACCACTCAGCACCAGAAGGCAACCGCTGAACTTGCCGACCTGAAGGCACAGGTCGCCAAGGACAAAGCCGCACACAAGGCCGCTATCGAATCGAAGGAGGCGGAAATCAAGGCACTGAACGAGAAGATTCAGACCCTTTCCGAACTCCCCGAGACCGACCCCGGCAAGGGTGCCGGACACTCCGCAGCCCCCGCCACCGCCTTCAACATCGACGACACCCAGCAGCTCGGCGGCCTACCCGGTGAGTTTTTCTCCCTGAACCGCCCCTACAACCTCCGCGCAAAGGCCGCACTTCTCGCCAACGAAGGGAAGATGCTCGCCGTCGCCGTTGCGAATCCGGTCGATTACAAGACCCTTCAGGACGACCTCGGAGCGTTCTACCGTACCCGCTGGAGCGATCGCCTTCAGTCCTTCCTCGTAGAACTGCCGACAATCACCAAGAGTTTCCCGACCGAATCAGGACACCAGGACCTCGAAACCCTCACCAACCTTTGGCTCGGAGAGTTCTCCCAGCCGGATAACTCGGCAAACAGCGAGTTCGACAAGGTAACGAAAGGTTCTTACGAGTTCGGAACAGAAACCCTCCGTATGTACGGGGTTATGTTCGCCCACAAGTTCAAGAGCCTGAAAGCCCTCGAAAAGTCGTGGATTGGCTACCTTAACCGCGAAGGCTCAAACCCTGTCAAACTCTCATTCATCGAGTATCTCCTCGTTGAAACAGCCAAGAAGCTGCACAACGAGCGCGAACAGCGTTATATCAACGGTGTGCGCAAAGACCCCGACCCAGATGTCCCCGGCCGCGCCATGGAAGCCGCCGACGGTATCTATGAATACCTCCGCAAGCGAGTGGAAGGCCATACCGACTTCACTCCCGACGGAGGCACAACCGGCAAAACCGTCTATCAGATCAAGCCCTTCAACCTTCCCAGAATCACAGCCGCCAATATCGGCGAAGTGTTCTATCAAGGCACGAGCATGATTCCCTCCGTTTTCCGCGATACCGGAAAAATCTGTCTTTATATCCCGTCGTGGATGCTTCCTCTTTACCACAAGTACAACGAAGCCCACTACGGCCAGAACGTCGATTACAAAGCGGGAATCACCTATGTGAAGGAGTTCCCCGCCGTAAAGATTGTTACGCTCCCCAACGCGGACAATCATCACCGTATCTTCTGGACTGTCGACGGCAATTTCCGCACATTCGACCATGTGGCCGGGGAAATGCTACGTTTCACACTCGAACAGCAGGACTGGACCGTAAAAGTGTGGTCGAACTGGAAGGAGAGCATCCAGGCCGAAGTCGTAGGCTACAAATACACCGACCCCCTCGCTATGGACGGAAGTCGCCAGCTTATCTGGTGTAACGACTACGACCGCCCCGATACTTACTTTATCGAATCGGCTCCCGACGCGAACCCTTCCGCGCTCCTTCATTCGTCAATCGTAACCGTCGCCAACTCGAAACAGTTCGAGATTACCGACATCGCAGACGCACAGGTCGGCCGTCTTATCTCACTGAAGTGCGGCGTAGACGGAGACAACGGCATAACAATCAAGCAGGGCGGTAAATTCTCGCTCCTGACAGCGGCATGGACCCCGAACAAGGGCGACGTTATCATGCTGATGAAACGCGCCGATGGCAAGTTCATCGAGATTTCCCGCACGACTGCCGCCCCCGATTCCTACCAGTTCGACGCAAACGCCACAACTCCCAGCCTGAAGGGTGCGACCGTTTTCGTTGTCGGTGAGAACACAGCGGCGACCGCAATCACCAACCTGACCGAAGGTATCGCTGGCACGCTCTACACAATCCATGGAGCCGGAAGCACCTACGCCTCGACTATCGCCGACGGTGGTAATTTCGTCCTCACGAAGGCGATTACCCTGAAAGCCGGTACGTTCATCAAGCTGGTGATGGGCGACGACAAGAAATTCTACGAAGTGGCCCGAGGTTAATCCGTTCCCAAGCCACAGGGAGGGCGATTATACCCCTTCTCGCCCTCCCTGTTATCCCCTCTAAAAGTAAAATCAATTAAAAGTCTGAAATTATGACCTATATTAAAACCTCCGTACCTCGCGCCTCCGGCAATCCCGGCACAGGTATTCAGCCACGCGACCAGCTGACCCTTATCGACATCGACGACATCGCTTTTATGCCGTCACCCGACGAGAAAGGGGTGGTTATCGCTGATAATATCGTGATGAAGCCCGGACGCTATGGTTACAACATCTATATGACCCAAGGGACAATCGAGATCACCAGCGCGGCCGAAGGCGACACCGACAAAATCGGTTTCACCCCCTCGATCAAGTTCGAGCATCCCGGCAACGAGCAGGCCGTGCGTGAGTTCAAGGTTAACAGCATCAACCGAAAATTCATCCTTATTGTCCGCTACTGTTCGGGGAAGGCTGCCGACCTTATCGGCACTATGTGCAACCCGTGCAAGCTGACCCCCTCATACACCGGCAACAATGAGGGCAACACCAATGAGATGACCTTCACCCAGATTTCCAAGGGTGATGACATTTTCATATACAAGGGTACCGTTCCCCTCGAAGAACCTGTTTCGGTTGTGGAAAGCGGCGGAACTGCTGTCACGTTCATTTCCGAAGGCCAATACCAGCTTTCGAGCGGGGCGGCTGTTATCGACGAAATCACCGGCGGCGCGCATGATGCCGTCATTACGATTCTCGGCGTGTCTGGTACCGCGCCCACAGTATCAGCTACCGCCGGAAAAATCCTTCTCCGAAACGGCAAGACTTTCACCGCCACCGAGGGTTCGCAGATTACCCTCCGCGCCTTTGACGCAGGCGACGGCGGTATAATGTGGATTGAACAGAGCCGTTACGTCGCAGCCTAAAGGATTCCCGGTTCGATTCCGGTCCGCACCACAACCCCAATTTACACCCGGTCGCTCGAATAGTGGCCGGGTGTTTTGTGTCCTTCCTTTGGTAATTACCGGCTTGTAACTTTGTGACATAAATGGTTAACCTCAAAATTTTAGTAAAATGAATTTTGGAAAAGCAATTGAAGCCCTTAAACAAGGCAAAAAAGTAGCCCGCAAAGGTTGGAACGGAAAAAATATGTTCCTTTGGCTCAAACCAGCTGCCATTGTCAAGGCTGAATGGTGTAAGGATCCGATGCTTAAAGCTATCGCCGAGGGTAACGGCGGTGAAATTCCGGCTCTCGGCACTATCTGTATGCTCACCGCTCAAAAAGAAATCCTTTCGGGGTGGTTAGCCTCCCAAAGTGATATGCTTTCGGAAGATTGGGAAATAATCGATAACTAATCTTTAGAGACGATGAATACTGACGATAAAAAACAAATAATAGAATACCTCAAAGGCCCCCGCGACCTTTCCGAGGGTGTGTCGCTTTATCAGCGTTTCGGGCAAAATTTACGCTTGAAGCGTCTGTTTGTTACTGACGACACCCAGACAACGAAGGAAATCCTGTTTGAAGAACTCCGAAAACTTGCCGGACTTACTGAACTGGAGTTCGCCCACCTTCCGCGCCGAGCAGCCACCCCCAAGCCGACACTCAACGGGAAAACCGCCAAAGTAATCATTTTAGACGATCCGAAAGAGGATGATGAGACGGTTCTTCAGGAACTCGCCGATTCTTTCGGCGTAACCGTCGATGAACTTGTAAGCCCTGATTTTCAGGAAAGGGTGCTGGCTATGGATGAGAACGCCGACCGTATCGAGGAACTGACCGATGAACTCGAAGCCGCCCGGTCTAAATATGCCGAAACTCCGGAACCTGTCAGGAAAATGATACGTTTCCGAGAAAAATATCCCTTCCTGAACTCTCCGGACTGTCCGGACGTGCTGAAGGTGCTTGTTGCCGATATGTTCACTTCATACGACAACTATAAATCCGCCCACGCCCGCCTTCAGGTTCTCGCGGATGACGAGGCGGCCGCCGCTGTCGCCGACTGTGAGAAAGTCGTTACCGAATACCTGAAGAACCGCGAAATCTGGGACGAACTCGAATATTACCGGGAAAACGGTGCGATTCTCGGTAAAGCTGCAAAGTTCCGCGAAATGGAGGCCGCCGAAGATTATACCAAACTTTCCGAAATCGACCTTATGAAGAAACTCCAGAGCGCGAATGTCAACGAATCCAAACACCGGAAGGCCGTCAACACCGCAAAGGAGAAAGGCGAGACCAACGACCGCGCCGAAGCCGCCCTCGCCCGCTGGAGCGCGACAAAAAAGGCTATTCAGGAGGAAGTGGCACGCCGAAAAAAAAAGTAACCGAGGCAATCACCAAGGCCGAACGAAGCCGGTCTGAAATAACGCGATTCCTGTCGCGCTCCGGCTGCCATCCGTGTGACCGCTCCGAAGCCGGTCATCAACTGGGAATAATCAATAAAAAAATCGAAGTTCTGAATGTGTCGTGTTCCCTTTTGAAATCTCTTGATGACTGATTTATAGCAATTCCATACCGCTTGTAAACGCCTCTAAGATGAATACCGACAATAACGCCGTAACTTCAAAATTACCGGTTATCTCCAAAAAGGAGGAAGAAGAAATAATGCAACTCGCCGCCGTCGGATTCATGCCGAAGGAAATCGCCGTGGCTATGGAATGGCCCCGCGAGAAACGTGCCGCCTTCTGCCTTCTCGCCGATACACCCGGTTCCGAAGTCGCTATGCTGATAGCTGCCGGAAAAGCCGTGGGCCGCGCCGACCCTCAAATGAAGTTACAGGAAGCGGCAAAAGCCGGAAATATCGACGCGATAAAGACCCTTCAGAAACTTCAGGCGAATAACCGATTTAACGAACTGGTTAACCATATGGATGACGATGAGTTTACCGATTAAGCCCTCCCGAATCAATTTTGAGGCGATAGATTCCCACCAAATCGAGCGGATCCTGAAAACCGGCAATCTTGAAAGCCTGACCCCTTCAGAGCGCGAATATTTCAACCTTATGAAGTTGGCGCGAGATCTTAATGCCCGAATGATGATGCCAGGTGGCGAACGAATCGTTACCAAGTCAGGAATTATCAAACTCCTGAAGTCTGACGCTTATGGGCTTTCAGACTGGATGGCACGGCAAATCTACACCGACGCGCTGAACTTCTTCCATAGCGAAGATGGGGTGACCACCCGCGCGTGGTCGAATATATATGCCGAACGCCTCGATAATCTTGCTAAAATCGCGGCCGCCTCCGGAAAGCTGAAAGAGGCAAAAAGCTATCTGATTGAAGCGGCGAAACTCCGAGGGTGTTACGATGATGCTGCCCCCGAGATTCCGCAGGAACTTCTCGACGCGGCTCCGGTCACTATCTACACCGCCGACCCCGAGAGTCTGGGCGCGCCACGAGCCGACCGCAAGGAAATTGACGCTTTCATAGACTCGATTCCCGATATTCCGGAGATGAGCCGCCAAAGAATAAAGGAGGATGCCGGAATCAAAAAACGTAATCTGCTTTCCCGGATTATCGAGGATATAAAAGAGTTCGGCGATGAAGATAAGTAAAGAGACAAACGACGCGGCGGTAAAATTAGCCTCCGAGGCTCTGTTCCTGTGTGACTGGATAGACACGACCAACCTTGTGTTTATCGGCGGCCGTGGCGTGGCTAAAAGTACCGTTATACTCGCCCGTCGCTCTGAACGTTGTGTGCGCCTTATGCCGGGCGCACCCGTGGCGATTGTGGCGAACACTTATTCAAACCTTATCGACAATATCATGCCCGCCGTTCAGAATGGCTGGAAACTTAACGGGCTGATAGAGGGTGTTCATTATGTAAAAGGGAAAAGGCCCCCGGCTGAATGGTCGAGGCGTTGTTCCGTTATTGTCGATGATTACCGCCACGTTTATAGCTTCTGGAATGGCTCTGTCATCTTCCTCGGATCTCTCGACAATCCTTCATTACTGGCGGGCAAATCTGTTGCCCATCTCCTGTTCGATGAAGCGAAATACGCTTCCGATAGCCGAGCCGCCCGTGTTATGCCTATTATCCGAGGCGACGCGATTACCTACGGACGCTGCCATCTCTACGGCGGTGTAACGATTACCACCGATATGCCCGACGTTACCGAAGGGGAATTTGACTGGTTTTTCCGTTATGCCTCAGAGATGAATCCCGAGAGAATCATAAAGACGATCCAGGCCGCCGGAGAACTCAATAAATACCTGATTAAACTCACACGCGAGAACCGGAACCCGACCCCCGATGTTCGCAAAATTGCCCGGATAGAAAAGAAAATCGACTATTATACCGAGGGCCTTCTGAAATTGAGGAAGGGGCAAACCTTCTTTATGAACATATCGAGTTTCGTTAATATCGACATCCTTACCCTCGACTATGCTAAACGCCTGTATAACGCCGCACTCGAACACCACGAGTTCCTAAAATCCGTGCTGGGTATGCGTCCGGGCGTAAGACAGGATGCGAGGTTTTACGTTCTGTTCGGCGAACGCCACAAATACACCGATGGGACGATTTCAGGAGAAGCCGCGTTCAACTGTTCGCAACTCCGTTACCTCGACCCCTCCCGACCTTTGGACGGAGGTTTGGACTTCGGTAATATGCTTTCTTTCATTATCGCACAACCCGACGGACAATATTACCGGATTCATAAAAACCTGTACGAGCTGCCGCCCAACTCTATACGCGAACTTGCCGACCAATTCCTTGTCTTCTTTTCGAGCCATCAGGAAAAGGTGCTTTATCTCTACTACGACCGAGCCGGTAATAATTACCAGAGGCAGAACGAGGACCAGGCCGGCAAGATTAAAGCCGCCATCGAGAATGACAGCCAGGGCCGGCGCACAGGTTGGACCGTTATCCTTATGTCGCGCAAGCAAGGAATTATAAGACATGGGGCGGAATTTAACTTTATGCACGAACTTATGAGCGGTAAGAACAAACGCCTTCCGCTCCTTATGGTTGACGCTCTGAACTGTTCCGAGATGATTTCAAGTATCGAACTCGCGAAGGCTGAAATTAAATACCGTGGCGATGTGAAGATCGTGGCCAAGGTCAAGAAGTCCGAAAAGCTGCCTCCTAAGAAGCTGCCGCGTCTGTCGACCAACTTCTCCGACGCTTTCAAGTACCTGATGATGCGCCGTTCATGGCTGACAGCAGCCAAGGCAGAGAACGCCGCCGGTTCTGGGGCTGATTCTATGGTCGAGCAATGGATGGCCGACCGCTTCGACTCCTGATCTACTTACCGGATTACCAGACAACGCCCGACGACCATACGGCCGCCGGGCGTTTTGCGTCTCACCGCGCCGCCTCCATGTAACGAGGTAACGAACCCCCCGGCTCACATTTCACTCCGGTAAGGGGTGGTAATAACTTTCGCGCTTCAGAGCGGGCCGCGCTTCGCGTCGTGTCATTTTTTGCGATTTTGATTTTGCCGAAGGGTAAGGCCTTGATATATGGGAGATTGACAAAATTATGACCAAAATTTTATCCAAAAAACCGCAAATTTTGAATGGTAAAATGATATTTTTTGCTTGATTACCGTCAAAAAATCTTAAATTTGCGGTGTCAAACTCCCGGAAACCGACGAAAGCAACTTTAAATACACGCCACAATGAAAAAAAGTTGTTATCCCTTATTGGTGATGTTGATTGCATTGCTGTCAAGCTGTGTGTCGCCAAAACTGTCACAGGTTGAAATGGTTAATTTCTTGGATTATTCCAAGTACACTAACCAAGGTTTCTTTATCACTGAATCAAACTCAGTGTCTTTTGAGTATGCTCCGATGGCTACGGTAACTGTGACCGTGTTGTGGGGCGATGAAGCTCAATGGGTAGTTGAAAATGGAGTCGCCAAAAAACGATATGGAGACGCTTCGCCGGAGCGGGCATTGGAATTGGCAGTGAACCGGTCGAAAGAAAAGGGTGCAAATGCGATCATAAATCTTCACATTGAGTCTGTGGAACTTAATGGTCGTTCCGGAATATTATTGACTGGAATGGCAGTAAGTAGACGCTAAGGCATCAGTCCTTATGTCAAAAAGCCGGAATCACTTCAATCCGGCTTTTTTTGATACGTTAGAATTTGTTATAAACATTTATTAACGCTTTTTTTTTTTTTGTTCACAATTTTCTTCCGACATTTGCAATGTCAACAGCATCGGGGCTTTCCCGAAACAGCCGAATTAACTCGGCTCGAAATACTTCGGGCATTTTTTATGCCCGGTTGGTAGGGCAGTTCACTTCCCTACCAGATACATAAGAAATACAGGCGATCGCCTTCCTCCAACCTAAGTAACTCGACTGTTTCGTCGGTTTCCGGTGCTGTTTGACGACACGGAGAGGGCGGTCGCCTTTTTTGTGTCTATCCCAAACGTCAAACATTCTAAACAGCACCACAAATGAAAACAACAGCATTAGTCGCTCCGGACTTGTCGTACAAGCCGAGAGTTAAAAAACTCCTTGCAAGAGGAATTATTTACCTTACATCGAAAAATTTCACTATCTTTGTAGGTGTAATCGTCGCCCTGATGTCATATGCCGGGGTTCTCTTCAACGATAACCTTCTTATCGGCTATGGGGCAGTGGCCTTTCTCTTAGGTTTCCTCCCTTGGGCCACAAGAGTAGCTTCCCGCCATATGCGTCAGGACAAACTCGGTTTAATCAACGACAAGTAGTAATATTATCACGGGGTATATTCCCCATTCATTCACAAAAAACAATCGACACGATGAAAACAGAAGATATCACTCTCTCGGCTGAGGCAATCTCCGCAATCAAGGGTCTTCAGCACAACTGCGGGACATACCGCTTCTATTCCGACACTCTTTCACGCCTTTACAACCTTGTACTCTTGCAAGGTGATGAGTTCGGGATGGATGATACCGAAATCCTTCATACCCTCAGGGTTCTCGTCTCCCTGAAGACGGATCTCGCCTGGATTGCCAGTCACGACCATACTTCAGACTCTCGTGAGGATACTGCCGCCAAGGTCGAAGCTGCATTCGCATTCATCGATGATGACGACGACAGAGACAATCCCGAGAGTCCGACCCCCATAAGCCAAGAAGGTGAAGACCAACAGTAAGTAAGATTGTTATAGGTTCCGATTGTCAAACATTAATCAGCAATTGAACAGGGAAACGTCCGTTGTGAAACGGGCGTTTTTCGCTTCCATGGATGTCCTTCGTCACGCGCGATATTATAAAGACCTTTGCGAGGTAATAACACGATACGGAAATGAAACACTTAAAAGCAGAGTTTGATAAACTCACCTTCAAGGAAGTGATCATCTACACGATGGCCGTGTTTACGATGCTGTCGGGATTGACATTGCTTTTTATAGGATTGTTCATCCCTCCTGAAGGGGAAATCCATACCTCGGTGCTTACGGCTTTTGGATTGATTTCGATTTTCGTGGCATCACTCCTGGGAATCTCGATCCACTATGCCAACGAACTCGACAAGTTCAAGGCCAACATTATGGAACGTCTCAATACCGCTGTCTGACAATTGATAACTGCCAATTATGAATAATGGAAAATTTTGTCTCAGTCATAGAGTGCGTCCTCTTTCAAATAGGACGTTCATTTGCGCTTGCATTGTCGCTGGTCTTATTACTGGAGGGTGTCGCAGCTCTCGAAATGTGGTTCAGGAATCGGAGACAATCGAACATAACGAGTTCAACACCTCCGAAAAAAACGAATCAGTTCACAGCGAGGCAAATGATAGTATTTGTCAACGGGACACAGTTAAAGGTGGTGCCGGAGAGCGTGGTCGTATCGATATCGAACGAGATGCCGCCGGTCGCCCCGTCGTTATCCTTTGGAACTTTGACACAAATTTTTCGTTTGCCGCCTCGATGGAAACGCTCAAAAAAGGTATATTCGACCTACGCGGTTCGTCGAACAACACCCAGGCTTCCGGTTCCGTGGATTCCATCACCCAAAAGAAGGAGGAAGTTACGCAGGAAGTTGATGTCAGTCCGCCGGTAGGATTAGTGGTGCTTTGGTGTGTGTGCGGAGTGCTGTTTTTGAATTGCTTGAGGCTTGAATTATCTGAGTTATGGAGGAAAAAGCAGGGAAAATAGACCTTTACGAGGCTATCGAGCAGATGAAGCGGATTAGCCTCGCCGGTGGAACATTCTCGATAAAGTTCCGGAAGTGGAACAGTCAGACACAGAGCGGTGGCGACATGGTAACAGTCCCCGCCGCCCGTGTCCGTCCGAAAGCAGCCGACGAGAAAATCAAACATTCAAGTTACAAATTATTTTTCACCGACACGGAAACAGGCCTCGCCCGTAATTGTTGGCAACCCCTTATAATGGAGTTTAACGGCCGGCGAACCGTGTTAAACTGATACTTTATTTGCGATGATACGAAGAATCGGAAATTTCGGTTTCGTCGAAAACGGGGCCGGTGAGATATGCTCTTTCAACCTGAACGCCAAGGCGGGAGGCTGGACCCCTTCAACCTATATGTTGCGAGGGGCGACCGCCTCCTTCGGCTACAAATATATCAATGTCAACGGAGTGCCTATAATCCCGTATGGGAACGACAACAATCTGCCCGGGAAAGTCCGCCACCTCCTTGAAAACTTTTACGCCGGTGAGGGTATCATGGGCAAGAAAGCCGGTTTACAGTGGGGCGAGGGTCCCCGGCTCTACCGCGACGCGGTAGACGGCTCGAATATCTTTTACCGGGCATGGGTCGTTGACGACGAGATTACCGCCGACCTGAAGGCTACCGACTACCTCACACAGTTGCACCGCTGTCTGATAGACCTTGTTCACCTTGAGGGGTTCTGGGTAAAATTCACCCGGACACGCGGGTCGCGTATAGGAAACGGCAGAATCGCCACAGTGGAACACGTTCCCGCCGGAAAGGTCCGGTTTGTCTATCCGGGTGAAAATAAATTGCCGACACAGGCAATGGTGGCGGATTGGCCCGCCGCCGACCCCGCGACCTCGCACGTTTACCCCCTGTTCGACCCCCGCGACCCGTTGAAATATCCGGTCTCTCTGGCATATTACAACATATACAGCTACAACCACGACCATTACAGTGTCCCGCGCTTTATCGGCGCATTTGACTGGCTCGAACTTGCCGGGACTCTCGCCCCCCTTCTGGCAGCTTACAACGAGAACGCCGCCGCAATATCGAAACATATCAAGTCGCCGCAGTCTTATTGGGACCGCGCCGAGGAGCGGATAAAAGACGTTTGCCGACAAAAGAACATCCCTTACCGCGCTGAAATGCTGGAGGATTTCAAGGACGAGGCTATGGAGAAATTTGCAAATTCCATGTCCGGAAAAGAGAACGCCGGAAAGTTCCTTCATACGTCCGACTACTGGAACCCTGAAGCTAACGAGTTCGAGGGCTGGGAGGTCGTTACTATCGACAACAAGGTTAAAGACTATATCGAGGCTCAGGTCGCCATCTGCAAAAAATCGGAAGCCGCCGCCACCTCCGGTTTCGGGCTGGATCCCTCCCTCTCTAATCTTATACTCGATACAAAATTAGGGTCCGGCTCTGAAAAACTATACGCCCTGAAGGTCTACAACGCCACCGAGACCGCCGTGCCTGATATGATTCTTTGCAAGCCCTTCCAGATATTTATCGATGTCAACCACCCCGGCACAGATATAAAAATCGGCTTATACCGTACAGTCGTCGAGGCTGAAAAGAACGTGAACCCCGAAAACCGAGTTAAAGCAAATGCGTAAACTGTTCGCCACGCCGGAGGCACAGCCGACGAAGAAGGAAAACACCAAGGACGAAGGCAAGAAACGCGCCGAGGACCGCAATACAGGAAAGCAGACAAGTGTTTTCCGCTCGTTGTCACGCAATTTTGAACGCCGTGTAAAATCCGAATTATTCCTTGAAGATTCTTTGCCGTGGCATTTCAAGCCCGGCGAGGCGTATCACTGTTTTTCCTTCGGCGATGTTGACGCGCTTACATATTTACGGGCGATTCTGAAACAGCAGCCCCTGGAGTATGTGTGCTTGTCAACATTCTCCATGGCGTTGACCGACGCGGAATTGTTGCTTAAGTGGCAACGTGGCGGATTAATTGGCCGTCTTGATCTCTATCTCGGGAAGATATTCGATTCCAAATTTGTGGAAGTTTACAACACATTATGCGAGGCCGTCACGCTGATGGGGGGACGTGTCGCGGTGTTCCGGAATCATTCCAAGGTTATGGCTGGGTTCGGCGACCGATTTGATTTCGCCGTGGAAGGCAGCGCAAACCTTAACAGCAATCCCCGTTGTGAACAAACAGTGATAACGGTTGACTCAGGAGTGGCACGGTTTTACAAAGAGGAGATTTTCGACAACATCCATTCCTTTAATAACGATTTCGAAGATTGGAAACCCTATAAACTTAAACGCGATGAGACTATTTAATGTATTGGCCGACGGAGGCAGTGAAATCGTGTCTGCCATTGGCTTGATATCCTCTGACGTGGATTTCTCCAAATGGGAGCCGGTGCTGCCGTTGGGAATCCGCGATGTTACCGCGATTATCGGTCCTGAGCCTGTCGAAGCTCTCGCGGCGTTCTATGCCGGAGATATGGGAGACATAGTTGAATGCCCCCAGGGAATCCCGGGGGCTGTCAAGGCACTGAAATGTCTGCAACAGGCGGTGGCCTTGTTCACATGGCTGAAAATAATCCCGACACTTGACGCTCAGCACGACAGCACCGGGCGGCAACGTCGTCTCGGAGAAAACGAAAAGGGATTGACCGCCATCCAGGAGTTCAAGGATGAGCAGAACATCCTCCGGATGGCCTATGAGGCTACTGATGCCCTTATCGAGATAATGGATCGTGAGGCCTTCCCGTTCTGGGTGAATTCAAGGAAATACAACCTCCGCAAAGGGCTTTTGATTCAGAACAAAGAGGAATTCGATGAATATTACCATATCGGTTCCCACCGATTGTTCGTCACCCTCCTTCCGGTCATGCGCGAGGTTCAGGGCGCACAGGTCGCCCCGGTCCTGGGACGCAAATATCTTTCCATGCTGCTGGCGGGAGAGAATCCCGAGATTACCGGACTGTTGAAGGAACCGGCGGCCCGCGCCGTGGCGTTGCTCACTATGCAGAAGGCAATCGAACGCCTTCCGGTTGAAGTGATTCCTGAAGGAGTGGTGCAGATCCAGCAATCGCAACCTGTCAACTCCAGGCTACGAGCCGAGCAGTCGGGCCGCGCCGCCGTGGCCGCATCCCTGGGGGCAGACGCGAAAAAATATATCGAGAATCTTCAGGACATGGTGGCGCAGCTCGACGCGGTGGGGGAGACCCCCGACCCCACGATGCCGGGCCCGATAGTCCACAGCAAAGGAATGTCGTTTTGATGGAAACAATCACCACACGCGGCCGGACGGTCGATGTTCCGACCCGGGTCGATGAACTGACACCGAAGCAATACGAGTATTATTGCTTCCTCGCTTTCGCCCTGGCTGGGAAGATTATAACCCCGGATTACTTCCGTGTCCGCTGGTTCTCATATCTTGTCGGACTCGGAAAATCAGATTTCACCATCCTGAAACAGGAGTATATCGACGAGCTGCAATCGCAGATGGCTGCTGTCGACGGATATTTCGTGAGGGAGAAGACCGGAGATGGCCAACGGGTCTTCCTCGATTTCGACACCGTGGTTAATCTCCTTCCGGAATACAGGGGATATAAAGGCCCCGGCGACCTTTTCCAAGGGGTTACCTTCGGTGAGTTCGTGGAGTGCTTCACAGTCGCCGAGAGTCTGGACGAGTCAGACCCGGAGGCGATGGCCGAGGGTTACGCGCATATCGCCCGTACACTTTACCACATTCCGGAAACCGACCCGGTGCCTGACATCCTGACCTTCCATGCGCCGAAGCTGTTCTCCTCCGTCTGGAGGGCAATCCAAAACGGCCCGATTGATATCAACGGGAAGAAAATCGACTTTCGGATCATCTTCAGGAGTTCCGGAAGCAAAAAGCCCGATGACAAGACCGGATGGACCGGGATAACCTTCGAGATTGCGAGCGCGGGATTGTTCGGGAACGTCAGACAGGTGGAGTCGGCCGACATGTGGGCTGTTCTCATTTACCTGTATAAATGCAAGTTCGAGTATCTCAACGAGAAAACAAACAGTAAAAAATCATAATCATGGAATTATCGCAGAAAATTAAGCAGCTCATCAAGAACTGGGAAGGTTGCAGGCTCACCGCCTACCGATGCCCCGCCGGAGTCCTCACCATAGGCTACGGACACACCGGCCCCGATGTCACTCCGGGAAAACGCATCACACAGACAGAGGCGGACAGCCTGTTTGAGACAGACATCCGTAAGTTTGCCGCCAAAGTCGCGCCGTTGTTCGCTGGTGTGAACCTCAATAACAACCAGTTAGACGCGCTTGTCTCATTGTCTTACAATATCGGTTCGCTTTCGGCCAAGGCCCCGACATTGCTCCGCAAGGTCAAGGCAAACCCGAACGACCCTTCTATCCGCGCCGAGTTCCTGAAGCACGTCAACGCGAGGGTCAACGGTATTCTGAAGCCGCTTCCCGGACTTGTCAAGCGCAGAACCGCCGAGGCCAACCACTATTTCGGGCAGCAATGATAAACCTCAGTGATTACCGCGAGTATTGGGAGCGCGTCGCCGACCGCCTCGATTCCGTCACCGACGTTTTGCCGGTGGCGGTAGACAAGGATATGGGCAAAAGGATCCAGGCTTTGCCGACCGGTTCCGTGACCCTGTTTGTCCTTCCTCCAGGGGGAGAATCAGACTGCAAGAATCCCGACGCGTTCCGCGAGGTCAACCAGTGCGTCGTGTTCGTCATGGAGAAATATGACCCACAGCGCAAAACCTCTTTCTCCGCCCTGGAGTCTTCCCAGAAGGCAATCGAGGATGTCAAGGCCCTGATGCTCGACGACCTTGCCGCCGGGTGTCCGGTTATGCGTTTCGATGTCTCGACCCTGAACACCCTCCCTGAAACGGAGTTTTTCGCCGGGTTCGCGGGCTGGTCGATAGGTTTCAAGATAATGACCTGACAGCATGGAAGCCGAAAAGATAGATACGATTTATTTCAAGGAGTTACTGCAAAAGGGAATCCGCGATATTTTCGAGGCTCAACGGCTCATCGCCAATAAAAGGATTTATCAATCAGGCCACGAGCGCGTCCGAAAAAAGCGGGAAGGAAACACTATGCGTAGCCGAAGCGGAGCACTTATGGCGGCTCTCAACAGTCCGAAATATCTCTTGTCGGATGACGGCGACGGCGTTCATGCTGAACTTGCTTATCCTCTTTATCTCCGTTTCCTCGATATGAAACGTTTGGGGAACTGGCAGATATATAACAGGCAGCTTTGGGGCATACTCTACAAAGAGACATTCGTGCAGATGCGTTACGGTTTCTCGGAGTGGCTGGAGAAGTTTACCCGCAAGACATTAACACAAACATTTCAACCTCTCACATCAAAATGAAGAAAATTAAAATTATTGTTGCCGCAATCTTTCGTGGCATTATCCTTTTGGCTCCCGGTGCCACCTTCTTTTGGTGGGCGTGGGATAAGGTCGAGGCTCTGTTCTCTATTTTGGCGACAGTCGGGATGGAAACAATCTACCTGTTTCTGTTTGCCTTTATTGTGGTAGCTATCAAGGCCGCCAAGGACAAGAAGAAAGAAAATTCGGAGACCCCCGCCGAATCCTGACCCATCAGCCATCCCCTCGTTGCATTGTCCCCGTCGGCCTTGCCTCCGGCGGGGATGTTTTTTAAGTGTTATTATATTTTGCTATTTCAAAAAATAGCATTATCTTTGTGGTGGAAATAAAGCCAAGCAATGAAATACAACGAGCTGCATCGCAAACTGAAAAAAGCCGGTTGTTATCCCACCGGCCGACAGATAAGCGGTCACCCTGAATGGTGCAGCCCTATTACAGGGCAAAAATTTGCGACAAGCAATCACCAGTCAGAAGAAGTAAAAATCGGTACACTCAAAAACATTAGACGCGCTTCAGGCGTAAATCTTTAAGACACGCAAAGATTATGGAACAGGTAAAAGCATTCATAGCACGTGAAAAAGATGGGACTTATTCCATCTTTGTTGACGACAAAGCCCCGATAAATTACGGGCTTGTAGGCGAGGGCGACACCGTGGAAGAAGCAATCGCTGAATGGAACCGGGTTTACGAAGAAATGAAACAGAGTTACGCCGATGACAATATGCCTTTCGTTGAAGCTCAGTTCTCGTTTGTATATGACGTGGCCTCTTTCCTCGCTTATTATGGCGGCTTGCTGTCTTTCAAAGGGCTTGCGAAACTTACCGGTATTTCTGCCGCGCAACTCTCGCAGTATGCCACAGGTTACCGAAATCCCTCCCCTAAGACCACTGCAAAAATTCAGGAAGGCCTGCACTCTCTCGCAAAGGATTTAAGTCAGGTTGCACTGGTTTGATTTCCCCACGTTGCCGCAAATCAGACTTACCGAATTGGTCTCGCTCTCTGTTTAATTGGACACTAAACACAGGTTTAAATGCCCTTGAAAGCCCTAACCGCTCATTGCGGGAGGGCTTTCTTCATATCCGGATATTTTTGCTCTGATTTTTGACGGAATTTGTTTGTCGGTTCCGGAATTCTTGTTACCTTTGCAATGCTATACCCACGATGATTTCGTTCATCCCGCTGAGCGCGGTAAATGCTCGACATATTTACGGGCTTTTTTTATGCCCGGACATCCAGCCATATGCGGCTGTTACCGATTCATAGAACGTGCTCTTAGGAGTGAACGACTGTGGGTATAGCAACGGTGACAGCCGTTTTTTTATTAATGCTATACCTACAGTCGTATGAAAACAACCAACAGTATCGCCCTCCAACAGGGCGCGTCAGCCCGCATCCTTCAGGGCGCAGTCTCCACCACCATCATCCCAACCCTCCGCGTCATAAGCGTGGTGGCCTCGGCCATCCTCGCGCCGGTGGCTTACCTGCAATGCGCAGCCGGGAGTCCGTCATTGCCCGTGATACTGGGCGCGGCCACTGCCATCCTCGCCGGGGCATTCCTTCCGTCATCCACCTCCGACCGGAAAGGAGGTGAGCTATGAGACTCGAAGTAGGCGGAGCGCAGATAACGGAAGGTGTTGCCGAAGTGATGGAGACCTTGCAGACTCAGCCCGAAATCCTGAAAGCCTACCGCCGGACGGTCTCCATCCTGTCGCATAAGCTGATACTCACCCCTGATGATGACGACGACGTGGAGACCATGGCCCATCTCAGGGCGTTGCAGATGATGATCAGAGACATTGAAACCATCGCCAATCCGCCCGGAGCCGATGACATCGAGAACGACAACCCAGTGGTCTCATTGTGACACATCGGAAATTCCAACGAAGGGCGACCCGCGCAGACTTGCCAATGTCGCCCTTGTGTTGTAAAACATATTTATTTTATTATGAAAATATGGGATAAAACCAAAATATTTTGTATATTTGTGGAAACTAAACAATTGACGATATGGGAGGAATAGGAAGCGGCGGTTTTCGTGAAGGCTCGGGGCGCAAGCTCGTTGACGGGACCCCGCGAGTGAGAATATCCGTGACATTGCCCGCGTGGCTGGCCGACCTGATCCAGTCTGAAAGCGTCCGCCAGGAACGTCCCCTCAGTCACCTGGTCACCGAATTACTGACGAAAGGAATCGAACGATGAAAAAGACTCTTGTTTATTTGCTGATGATTATAATCTTTGGTGTATGGTTGTTGTTATTGCATCTATACACGGGGCGTATGGAGTTCGGATTGATAATTCTCGCTCTCTTTGGGATGGCAATAACGTTCCTGATAATGGCTGCTATCAAAGGGATTATATGGAGGGCGGAAAACGGAGTGGATCTATTAGCTACTCTCGAAACCGACCCGGAGAAAGTCAAGGAACACATGCTGTTTATTATGCAGTATCACGGAGTAGAGGAGAACCTGAAGGAACTCAACGATATATTCCGTAATTACCCGCAATGGGAGCTGCAGAATTGGGAGGTTTTCAAGGCATGGTACAAGGATTTAATCGACCACGCTCTTGAGAATCCGGAAATTTACAATCTGACAATGAAAGATGGTACGGAATACAGTAAAGAAACCGACCCTTTATATGACCCCGACGCTCCAGACTGGGAACAGTTCGACCGAAAACGCTATTATAACGACGATGATGACGACAACGACGATTACAATGACGATACTCCAGATTTGAAAAAAGCGGCTAACGACGGTCTTATGATGGGCATCGGTTTTGGGCTTGCTAATATTATAACCGGTAGAAAATAATGTCCTTCGCTTACTGATATAGGGGGGGTAACTTTGCCAAAAACAAGTTACCCCCTTAACTATGTCAAGAGAATTACAAGATGACAATATTCGGGCAACGGTCGACCTAAACGTTTCGCCGGCAGAAAAGAAGATACATGAACTAACCGAATCGACGAAACGGTTACGGGAGCAGAACAGGGCACTCAATAAGGAGATAGCCGTGCTCTCGCGCACGGAAGGCGACCACTCGGCAGAAATAAAACGGCTTGACGAGGCTATAAAGTCAAATAGTGCCACAATCCGACAAAATCAGGCGGAAATCAAGAAAGAGGAGCAGGGGATGAGCCTGGTCGGTATGACCGCCGCGCAACTCGGCCGCCGCCTGAAGGAACTTAAACGAGAGTTGTCCAACACCTCTAAAGCCACCAATTACGAGCAATATAAAAAGCTCGAGACCGAAATCCGCCGAACCGAAAAAGCCTATGCACAGGCAACAAAATCGACACGGGGATTTCTCGCCTCCGTTCTTTCGCTGGATAAAATAGCCACTCCGGTCAAAGGCTTTTTCATGGGCCTGGGAATGGTCATTACCTCCTATGTGCTTGGAGCGTTCAGAAATCTGGTTGATACAATACAGGATTTTGAACGTTCAAATTCCAAGTTGGCATCGGTGTTGGGTACGACTATCGATGGGGTTTCTCGACTGACCGAGCAAGCGAAATTTTTAGGACGAACCACGACTGCAACCGCCTCACAGGTGACAGGGCTTCAAACGGAACTTGCTAAACTCGGATTCTCGCAAGATGTCATAGAGAAACTGACCCCGGCCACCCTGAAATTTGCGAAGGCGGTAGACACCGACCTCTCGAGTGCGGCCGCCTTCGCCGGGGCGGCCATGCGTATGTTCAACAAGGACGCAAGCGAGGCGGAGAGTGTTATGGCAACATTTGCTGTCGCCACCACGAAAAGTGCGCTGGACTTCAATAAGTTGCAGGCCTCACTCTCGACAGTTGGCCCGGTCGCGCACTCTTTCGGTTTCTCCATAGAAGAAACGACCGCACTCCTCGGACAACTTGCAGACGCAGGTTTTGACGCATCGTCCGCAGCCACTGCAACCCGTAATATCCTCCTAAACCTTGCCGATTCAAACGGAGAACTCGCGCAGGCCTTAGGTGGCCCGGTTACCAACCTCGACCAACTTGTCGCCGGGCTGCAGAAACTAAACGGTGAAGGGGTGAATCTCGCAAAAGCCCTCGAGCTTACCGATAAACGGAGTGTCGCAGCGTTTACCACCTTCCTTAACGGGGCGGATAATATTCTCGCCCTCAGGGATTCCATAACAGACTGCACCGGGGATTTCAACGCAATGTCGCAGACTATGGCCGACAATGCTGCCGGCTCATGGGCGGGATTCCAGTCGGCGGTAGAAGGTCTGGTGTTGAAGTTCTTCGATTTCCGCGAGGTTCTGAAAACTGTTTATGAATGGGCGACGGAGATTGTGAACTGGATAGGAGAATGGGTCGACGCTTTCAGCGGATTGGGTGTGGTTCTCGGAATTGTGGGGAAACTAATAGGAGAGATAGTTGAAACGATTGGCACAACCGTCAGATTATTGTCTCAGTTGGTGAACAGTACCCGCATCGGGCGCGCGGCTCTGAACGCGATCGTCACCGCACTGGTCGCATATAAAGTAGCTCAGATTGCCGCCTCCAACGCGACAAAGACCTTTATTAAAGATATAGCACTGGCAATAAAGAGTCTGGCGGCAAAGGCAGTCGCGCTATATAAAGATGCAGCCGCGTCAGGAGTAGCGGCAATAGCCCAGAGAGCGTGGAATGCCGCGATGATGGCAAACCCCATTTTGTTGGTCATAGGGCTTATCGCAATGGCTGTCGCCGCGATTGTGGGCTATAATTCAGCGATAGATGAATCAACCCAAAAAAACGACGCATGGGCGGCGGCAAATAAGGAAGCCGCCAAACAGTACGGAGAACAAAAGGGCAAAATCGAGGCCTTGATAATGGTCGCCGAGAATGAGAATCTATCACTGAAACGCAGACAGAAAGCAGTCGCCGAGCTTAACAGAATTATTCCGGGGTATAACGCAAAAATAGATGAAACTACTAAAAAATATGTCGCCGCCAAAGACAAGCTCGATGCGTATCTCACATCTCTTGAGAAGGAGATGCGTTATAAGGCTAATTATGAAAAGCTTCAAGAACTTGCGTCGGCGGCAGAACAAGCCCGTGACGCTTACGACGAGGCACAGATTGCAGCGGCCGATGCTCCCGAATATTTGAACAAATGGTACGGGCGGGTTTATAACGCCGCGCCCAAAAAGGCCATAAGGACAGCCAAAGCCGAGTGGGACAAGGCCGAGAAAGATTTACAGGCTTTCAAGGCAAGAATGGACGAATCGATTAGCAAGGGGCTGATTACCCCTCCGGAAACCTCGACCGATGAAAACACGGTAGACAAGACGCTTGACAGAACTAACGCCAAGGCGGCTGAAACCGTCTCTCGTCTGAAGGAGATTAACACCGAATTGAAACGCCTCCGTAAGATAGACCCGCAGAGCGATGAAGAACTCGACCGGATCCAGAAGCGGATAAAGCTCCTTCAGGAGGAACGGAAGGAACTTCTCGGAAATTCGAAACACAAGAAGGAGCCTGGAACTTATGCCGAAGACTCGATTACACAGGTTTCCGCGCCTGTCGATGACGCTCATCAACGCCGTTTGTTGGAAATCAATAAACAGGATATGACGACAGCGGAACGGACAATCGCCAAGAATAAGGAATTAATCCGCTATTGTGCCGAACTCAACGCCGCGCTTGATGCCATGAGGGCAAATACCGACCAGAGCCACACGAAAACGCTCGACGCAATCAACGCCGAGCAGAATAAACTGGCTCAACAGGCTATAACCGCCCAACAAGCTATCGACAAGGCGATGGTTCAACAGGACAGTGAGGTACATAAGCAAAGAAAAGCCGCGAATGAAGCGTTTTACCGCGCCCAATCCGATATGATTCGAGCCTCCGTCATTGCTGACAGCGATTTGCAAGAGGCTTCCGGTGTCTACCTTATGGAACTGGAACGACAGAACCACGAGGAGCAGCTTACGGAACTTCGTCGTTATTACGATGAAGTTGCCGCCGCCGATTACTATGCTTCCGATGAGAAGACCAAGCTGTTACAGCAACTCGGGAAGGAGATTCAGCAAGCACAAAGCCAAATTCTCACAGATACCGGAAAATTCTCCGAGGCTCTACGGGAGGCAATGACTGACACAACAAGCGCGGACGGCATAGCCGACGGATTTACCCGGCAGATTCAGGGGCTTACTATGTATTACGAGGCTCTGAAATCCGCTGAAGGGGTGAGTGTTGACGAAATTGTCGCTCTCGAAGAGGAAAAACAACGCCGTATCGCCGCCCTCCGTTATCAGGCTCTCGAACAGCAATGGCAGCTTCAGGAGTTGACAGGCCTTTCGTGGGGCCAGGAGTACGACCGCGAGCTTGCGCAGCTCGAAAACTACCATACTCAGGGACTGATAAAGGAAAAGGACTATCAGCGCAAGAAACTGCAACTCGGAGTAGACAACGCCAAAAAATACTTCGACTACTACGCCCAGCTCTCCGGCTCGATGTTCACCGCCATACAGGATGCCGAAATCGCGGCCAGCGACGCCAAATATGACGTGCTGATACGCCAGGCCGAGAACAACGGGGAGGACACCGCCGCATTAGAGCAGGAGAAGGAGAACAAGAAGCTCGAGATCCAGAAGAAATACGCCGATGTCAATTTCGCCATCAAAATCGCCCAGATCGTTGCCGACACCGCCGTGGCCGTGATGAAGGCGTGGGCCGACCTGGGACCGATTGGCGGCCCCATCGCGGCGGCGATGATCACCGCCACGGGGATAGCCCAGGGTATCGCCGCCAAGGCCGAGCGAGACAAGATCAAGAACATGCAGCCGGGAAACACCGCCACCCCGGCATCCACCGCCATGCCGACGGCCACTCGTTCCCTGACAGGGTTCTCAGAGGGTGGCTACACCGGCGACGGAGGCCGATACGAGGTGGCCGGGGTGGTGCACAAAGGGGAGTACGTCGTGCCGAAACCCATCATGGACAATCCCCGCGTGGTCGACGCGGTGGGGACAATCGAGGCCATCCGGCGCAACAAGCTTTACGGGGCCGGGATGATCGCCGTCCCGCAAGGTGCCGGGTTCGCCGACGGCGGCTTCACCTCCCCATCTGGGGATGGTGGCGGCCTGTCGGAACTCACCGCCACCGTGAACGACCTCAAAGAAGCCGTCGCAGGCCTCCGCTCTGTCAGGGCATACGTCGTGTACCAGGACTTGGAGGAAGCCGGCCAGACACTTGACCGCGCCCGCGCCCCCTTCACCAGAAACAGATAACCGAGACATATGGCCAGAATACAGACATTAAGGGGACCCCTCGACCTCCCCGAAAACTTCTCGATACCGGTCGAGGACACCAACCCGGTCTACAACGAGCGCGGAAGCCAGTCGCTGCCGGTCACCGTGCCCGCGACCCCCCGCAACAACGAGCTGACCGGATTCCCTGCCCGCCCGTCATCCGAGATGGTCGCCGACAAGGAGCCTGTCTCAGTCGTTGACGGCACATACATCCGCTCCGGGTTGCTTAACATGGTCTCCGCCGGGAAGAAGGAGGGGATAACATTCAACATAGGCTTCGACAACTCCACGGCCTACGAGACCTGGAGCAAAAGGAAGCTCTCCGAGCTGGAAGGCCTGCCGTCCATCGTCCCGGACGGTGACAACCCGGGGGAGGACATATATGACATCATCCTCGACCTGTATCTCAACGCGCGCCCCGACCTGACAGACCTGGCGGTGTTCCCCGTGGTGGTCGACAACAAGAGCCGCGAGGTGGAGACGACCGCGCCTGCGTCCATCAAGGAGACCGAGTATTATTACGAGATTCTAAACAAGCTGCCGAACGAGAAATACCGCTCCTCCAGGAAAATAAAAAGGCTGGTCAAAGGGGAGGTCACCGAGATCACCGTCCCGAAATACTACGGGCTGACGGCCTTCCCCTGGCTGTGGAAGGTGGTGGAGATGGTGTTCGCCGATATGGACTATCGGCTTGCCTCCAATCCATTCCGGGAGGACCGCGAGCTGTCCCGTATCGTGGTGCTGAACAATGTCGCGGACGCCTGCTGCCGCAACCGCCTGGATTACGTCGACCTGATGCCTGATGTCACGGTGGAGGAGTTCCTCCAGTCCCTGTGGGTCCGGTTCGGCTTCACCTTCGTCCTCGATTATGACCGGAAGACGGTGCGCCCGGCCTTGGTCAGGGACATCCTGAAAGCCCCGTCGGCATTGGATGTCACCGGCATGGCCACTGAGTTCCCGCTTGTCAACTTCGAGACCCCGCGATATGTCAAGTTGTCAGCAGCTACCTCTCTGGAGGGAGCAGCCCCCGCCACCGAACGGTTCGAGGATTTCATCAAGGGGTACAGCCTCGACAACATCATATTCGGCCGCGCTGTCTCCGACTGGGGATGGCGTGACGAGGCGGACGATTTTGAATATGACTGGCCGGAATACAACGATGATGTCGACTGGGATCCCGACGAGGGGCGTGAGGAATGGGACTGGGATGACTTCCACGACGATTACTGGGACGATTACGATGACTGGGGCGGCGATGACCGGGACTGGTCCCGGGAGTCCTCCGCCAGGGCGATGGCCGCGCCCCTCCAGTCCGGCATCCCGGCGGCAGAGACCGCCGGACGGCTCGCGTTCGAGGTCAGGACATCCCTGTGGTTCAAGCTCGACAAGGAGAACCATCTGGTCGACACCGCATCGACATCGTTTTTCAACTGGGATCCCCAGTCGGAAGGGCTGGATGTCCTTGAACTGTCAAGCGTCGACGAGTTCGTACCCCTTGAATGGGTGTCGGACAAAATCGAGGGGGATTTCCACGAGACGGTGCCGATGTTCCTCACCGGGGCGAAGTTCCGTCACACCTACATATCACAGGGGGAGGATGACGAGGATTCCGACAAGGACGGCGAGACCCCCCTGGCCTTCCTGTTCGCGTTCAACAACTGTTCGGAGATCGAGCAGGGGACGGTGGGGCGATTCTCCCCGGAGACCGCCGAAGGGAAAAACGTCGAGATATGGGATGGCCAAGGCTGGCACACCCACACGCTTTCCCTGCTTTTCCAGTTCCGCAACGGACTTTTCGCCCGCTTCTGGAAAGACTTCGACGAGCTTCTGCGCCATGGGGCGAGGACAGTGGAAGTGTCGGCGGCGTTGCCGAAGACCACACTCCGCGCCATGGACATCCTGTCCCCGCTGGGCTATGACAATTCCCGGTATCTGGTCGACACGATGTCATATTCCCTTCCGGCCCGGGCCGAGGTGGAAGTGGACCTCACCCTCCGCCCGCTTTTCCCGGCGGGGAGGTATGACATCGCCACCGAGCAGGGCATCCCGGCGTTTGAGCCGGGGACGAGACGGAGCCGGTGGTGCTATGAGTCCACAAACATACGGGAGGTCTGCCTGTTTGACTCCAACCGCGCCCTCGCGATAGCACGGGCCAAGGAGGAGCATCCCGAGATAACCTACGGACACTCCGCTTACCGGTTTTCCGCGAAGTTCATCAGCGCGGTCGAGAAAGGATTGAGATGGTCTTCCGACCCCTCCAACCTTGTCGATGCCCCGGTAGGAGGACGCAAGACCTGCGCCTACAAGGCCACGGCGACATACGAGATTTACCGTTCGTGGCAGCAGACAGTCCCCGGAGACCCGACCCCGGGGGTGATCACCGGCCATGATGAAAAGCCATGCGCGACGGTGGAGATCGAGGTCACATACACGGTGACGCTGGTGGGGAAATGGGTGCAGCGGTAGTCCTTTGAAAGGATGCCGCCAGAATGTAATTTTGCCCCCATGGAAAGAAACAGCATAATCGCCGCCCCGGTCATCTTCCGGCCGATGTCGCTCCATCAGGAGTGGCACAGCCGCCATGACGGCACGCGCCGCGATTTCCTCCGGTTCCTGACAACCCCGGGCCCCGGCCGCGACCGGTTCCTCGGGGGGCGCGAATGTGGAATCTCAAATGTCGGGTCGGTCGTGACCCCCGTTTACAGGCCATGAGAATAGAGAATGTCATATCCGGCTACGCGTTTTCCCGCAATCCCGTGTGGGTCTGCGCCCCCGACGGCGACGGCTTCCTCAATCCGGGCGAACGCGGGCGTTTTGTCGTCTCCCGCATGGGGGCGCGGGTCTTTGAATGTGTCGTGACATCACCCGTCAGGGTCAACGTGTCCGACATCCTGGAGGCCGTCTCCGAGCCGGTGGGGGAGGGGACAGCCGACGGCAGCGGCCTCCGGCGGCTTGAGGACGGCCACACAGTCGCCGACCGAAGATTCGAGTTCTGGCTCGAGGACATGGAGGGAGACCGTTCCGACCCGGTCTCCTGCGTGGTGATTCCCGGCGGGGTGTCAGTGACCAATTACAGGAGACTCGCGTCATTGGCCACGGATATCTTCACCGCCCGTTTTTTAAGGAGCAAAGGGAATTTCTTCCTGACGGCCCGGTCATCATCCTGGATCCTCCCGGTCCCGGAGACAGAGCTGGCCCCGCTGGCCTTCATACAGGCGGCGACAGGTACGGTGACAGTGAAGGAAACGCATGCCGGCACCGAGATCAGTTTCCGGCAGCTGGAGGCGGGAATCTGGGCGATTGACCTGGAGGAACTGCGGGAGCGGTTCGTGTCCGAACACGATATCCTCCCCTCCGTGATGGATGTCTTCCGTGACGGGGTGTTCGCCTGCCGTGTCGTGGTGGAATTGGCCGGGACTGCCAGGGACCGCTCCCGTGTCAGGTTCCGCAACTCTTTCGGAATACCCGAGATTGTCAGCCTCGCCGCCTCGCCGTCACTCTCGCTGTCATCCGACGACGGGGATGATGAGTCCTCCAACCGCCGTTATGACCCCGTGACAGACAGCTTCGGGAAGTCACGTCCCCGCAAAGCGTCCGGGAAAGTGTATGAGTTCTCCGAGGTGATGATCCCGCCCGCGTCATTGGACCTGTTCAAGGAGATGCTCGCCAGTGAGGATGTCTGGCTGCTTGACGTGGCCCCGGTCCCCGTGAAGGTCATCCCCTCCTGCGAGGATTTCCGACACGGGACAAGGCCCGACTCCCCCGTCTCCCTGACCGTCAGTTTCGAGACTTGCGAGGAGACGGATTGCTTCATGGGGGAGATGACCGGAGCCGATGACAGCCTTAGGCCGCGCCTTTTCTCTAACCAGTTTGTAAAACAATTCAATTGACACATATGGCAACCCTGCTTGAAGACATAAGGCTGCTCATAAAGCGAATCATGGAGGCGGAGCTTCCGGAAAGCATAACCAACGAGATGGTGGCTGACCTGTGCGCCTCCCTGCTGAACCACGACCTGCAGCTGGCCACGCGCATCACCACCAACGCCGATAACATCGCGGCCACGAACGACCGCGTGACCACGAACGCCAACAACATCGCGGCGGCCAATGACCGCATCACCAAGAATGCCAACAACATCTCAGCCGCGAACGACCGCATCACCTCCAACGTTGAGAGGATTGATGTAACCAACAAGCGCATCACTACCAACGTCGGAATGATTGAGGAAGCCAACAGGCGCATAACCGCGAACGCCGACCAGATCACTGAGGCGAACACCCGCATCACCACCAACGCCGACCAGCTCAAAAAGCTTGT